CTAATGGCTAAAAAGAAACTTAACCAAGTACAGATGTATGCAGAGCAAACAACTGGGGTTAGACTTTCAAGCCATGAGAAACTTTGTGCATATCGTATGAAGGAAATCCAAGACAGTATTAAAGAATTAAGTTCAGAAGTTAAATCTTTAAGACAAGATGTTTTAAAAGGTAAGGGTGCTATTAGTGTTCTTTTAATTTTAGGTTCATTTGTTGCAGGGGTTATAGGTTTCTTTCAATTCAGTGATTAAGTTTGTTTTAATACTTCATTTATGTTCAAGCATAACTGGAGTGTGTTTTGAAAATCAAACAATATCACAACATGATGACCATTATTCATGTGTAATAAATGGATATGTTCAGGCTTATACAAGTTTAAAAACTTTAGATATTACAGACATCAATGAAAGAAAACTAGCAGTCAGATTTGAGTGCAAAGAATTAACAATAGAAAAAATATAATGACATTACCAGATACATTAGATTTACTTTGGTTTCACAGAAGTAAGCCTTACAAAAATTTGATAGTTTTTTTGGGTCTTTTATTTTTATACTGGCTATGACAAGAAAAACTAACACAATGTTTATTGCCTTGTTAGGCACAATACTAATGGGTTTAAGTACATGGGTTTTAATTTCAATAATTGAACTTGGAACAATCGTAAGCATGATGTTAAATGAATTAGAAAATATTGATAAACAGTTTGGAAGGGTCTACAATTTTATAGACAGTGTTAGAAAATGAGAGACACAAAATTGTTAGAAAAATTTCTTAAAGATAATTACAGAAAAATTGTTGAAATGAGTTTATTTAGAAATTTAAAAAAAGAAGTTAATACTGGTGCTAATGGAACACAAGGTTACAAAATTCAAAAAGGAATTAATAAAGATAAGGTTATAAAACATGAGTAATGATAAATTAAGAGACCTTCACACTATATTATGTGAAAAATTACTTGATAAAATTAATGAACCTGACGCTAAGTCAGCAGATTTGAATGTGGCCAGACAGTTTTTAAGAGACAATGGAATAGATGCAGTACCTACTGACGACAGTCCATTGCAAAAGTTAATAGACGAAATGCCATTTAATGCAAAACCCAAATCAGTTATCAAAAATTAATGATTTTAGAAACTTCCTATACATTACTTGGAAGCATCTAAGATTACCTGAACCCACACCTATTCAATACGATATAGCAGATTACTTACAACATGGTTCACAAAGACAGATAATTAGTGCCTTTAGAGGTTGTGGAAAATCATGGATTACTAGTGCTTATGTTTTATGGCGTTTACTTTTAGACCCACAGCTTAATGTACTTGTTGTATCAGGTAGTAAGAATAGAGCTGATGACTTTAGTACATTTTGTTTAAGATTACTTCAGGAGATGCCAATATTAGAACACCTTTATCCAAAGGTTAGTCAAAGACAATCTAAGATAAGTTTTGATGTTGCACCTGCATTAGCATCACATCAACCTTCAGTTAAATCTTTAGGTATTACTTCACAGCTTACAGGTTCTAGAGCTGACCTTGTTATTTGTGATGATGTTGAAACTTCAGGAAATACTCAAACTCAAACAATGAGAGAAAAGTTATCTGAAGCAATTAAAGAATTTGAAGCAATCATTAAACCAGAAAAACAATCAAGAATTATATTTCTAGGCACACCCCAAGTCGAACAATCAATCTATAATAAACTTCAAGAAAGAGGTTATAAAGTTCGTTTTTGGACTGCTAGATACCCAACTGAAAATCAGTTGAAGTCTTATGGTTCAAGTTTAGCACCCATCATTGGGAACACTTGGACATATAAGAGAATAGGAGAACCAGTAGACCCTATTAGATTTAATGATAAAGACTTATTAGCAAGAGAAGCTAGTTATGGAAGATTATCGTTTAACATGCAGTTTATGTTAGACACAACTTTAAATGACTTAAATAAGTTTCCTTTAAAGTTAGCTGACTTAACTGTTATGTCTTTAAACCCTGATACTGCACCAGAAAAAATTATATGGGCTAGTAGTCCTGAATTAAAACAAGAAGGTTTACCATGCGTAGGATTGCAAGGAGATGCCTATTACAGACCCATGCAGACGCAAGGAGAGTGGCTACCTTACTCTGGCAGTGTGATGTCTATCGACCCTGCAGGTAAAGGTAAAGATGAGACTAGTTATGTAGTCACAAAGTTTTTAAATGGAAATATTTTTATATTAGATGCAGGTGGATTTAGTGCAGGTTACACAGAACATGTTTTAAATAAACTAACTCAAATAGCTAAAAAGAATAAAGTTAATAAAATCTTAATTGAGGAAAACTTTGGTCAAGGTATGTTTGAAGCCTTATTACAACCTTACTTAAATAAAGAATATAAATGCACAACAGAATTAGTTAGACAAACAACAAATAAACACAGAAGAATATTAGACACACTAGAACCTTTAATATCTCAACACAGAATTATAGTAGATGCGAATGTCATTAAGAATGACTACGAAGGTACGAATGAATTGTACCCACCAGAACAAGCATTAAAATATCAATTATTTTATCAAATAAGTAGATTACAAAAAGGTGCTAATACTTTAGCCCAAGATGACCGAATTGATGCTTTGCAAATTGCTTGTCAGTATTGGCAAAAACAATTAGCTAAAGACCAAGACCAAGCCTACCGAGATAGAAAAGAAGATACTCTTAATACTGAATTAAATCAGTACTTCGGAAATGGCGATAATGAAAACTCTTGGATTAAGCTCTAACCTATCCAGTATAACTGCAGTAAATCTGGGGGTTCTAGATTGGGAGACTACTCTAGAACCAATTTTTAATTAGTACCCCTATTAGAAGGCGGTATTAAAGTACCCCTCTTAGATAAAGCATCTTCTTGTGAGAATAACACTGTAACTCTGCAAATTTATCAGACCAATATCATCTACTTGATATGTCCGACCTATGGTTTCCCAATATATTACAAATGGTGGATAAATAGGTTGCCTTTAAAAAAGACATATAAATCAATAAAGTGCCACTACTGTAGTAATGACTACTAATTAAAGACAAACTTAAAGTTAATAAGAGCAATAGAAAGACATAATCATCAAACACTTATGTAATATACTTATGATGATGCTTTCCTTGACCTCTTGTTTCTAGAATAGGAGTAATGATTATGATTAATAAAACCATATACCTTAAATCTCTAGTTAAGAACTTCAAACCAAAGACTGAAGGCTTTCCAAAAGAGATAATTAAGCAATTAAAGGCTTTAGGAATAGACCTAATGAAACCTAAAGTTAAACCTATAACTAAAACAGATGTTCAAGCAGGTAGAGACTTTATATTAAACCACACAGAAGAATTTCTGCAACATGTGGTGGACTATAGTTTAGACGATAAGATTGGCGATATTATCCAATCAAAAAAATTTGAAGAAAAAATCTGACAACTACACGAGTATAGGCAGAATTTTTTTTACCCCCATAGGCATCAAATAAATATGAGGGGTGGGGGGTGTCTTAAAATATATGATTGCAACATTTGTTGCACCAGTTGATAGTATTTATTATATCTACCAACAGAACTTGTTAGTCTTCGAGACTAATCTTATAGTTTTTCTATATATTTTATTTTTTTTCTAGATTTTTTTCGATTTAAAAAATTCACGAGCGTCTCTCTCATTATCTGTTTTGAATTTTTAATCTTTGTCTGATATAAGTTTCACATGGAACAAGAAACTAAAAGAGAACTACTTGAACAAGCGTTAGATGCTTTATGTAAAGTAGCAGGTAGAGACATAACTATATTCTTACCTGAAGATAAGGAAGAACAGATACCTTATTTAAAAAGAGAAATCATTAAGACTACAGAAGCAATCAAGAATGGTTAAGATATTAAAGCGTAAGGCTAAAGCTGTAAGTCCCAAAGAGTTAGCAGATAGTATCAATCAAGTAGATGCAGATGCACAGGGTATATCATTAAAAGAATATTATAAGCGTCAAGCAATTAGAACTGCACAACAAACAGAATACAAGAAGACACACT